AAAGATCCGGAAAAACAGGATGAGGGTAAAGAAAATGGAGACGACAGCGAAGAAACTGTCGAAGAAGTTTTCAACACTCTTACTGAAAAACAGAAAACCGCAGCATATGCGCTTATCGGACATGCTGTAGAAAATGGTGAGTCCGAAAACAATGATGATTCCGAAGGAGGAGATGAAACAATGAAACATAATGTGTTTGAAAACGATCAGCGCGACAACAAGACTTATCTGTCTCACGCGGACCAGGAGAGCATTCTTAAAAAGGCAAAGACAAGCCAGGTGGGAAGCTTCCAGACAGCTCTTGCGATGTATGCAGAAGATAATGCTCTTCAGCATGACGCTCTTGCAAGTGGATTTGTTCAGACTGGAGATGGTAATGTGTCCCTGCTGTTCCCAGAACACAAAGAAGTAAGACCTGGGGCACCGGAACTGATCACAAATGACCAGGGATGGATCACCGCAGTAATTAACAAAGTACATAAGAGTCCAATTGCAAGAATCAGAACAAGCCAGGTTGATATCCGTAATATCGACAAGCTCAGACCAAGAGGATATAAGAAAGGAAAACAGAAAATCCAGGCTGGGAACTTTAAGCTGGTTAGAAGAACTACAGATCCTCAGACTGTATATGTTAAAAATGCTCTGCATAGAGATGACATCATTGACATCACAGATTTTGACTATGTTTCCTATCTGTACAACATCGATCGCATGATGTTGAATGAAGAACTGGCTACAGCTATTATGCTTGGCGATGGTCGCGACGATGGCGATGAGGGCAAAATCGATCCAGAGCATATCAGACCAATCTGGACAGATGATGATCTTTATACAATCCACGTTGATCTGGATGTAGCAGCTGCTAAGAAAGAACTTCAGGGAACCAACACTGGAGCTAATTTCGGAGAGAACTTTATCGTAGCCGAGGGAATGATCAATACTGTTCTGTATGCAAAAGAAAATTACAAAGGAACTGGTACTCCAGACGCCTTTATGACACCGCATATGCTGAATCAGATGCTTCTTGCAAGAGATCTGAATGGTAGACGCATTTACGCGTCCAGACAGGAACTGGCTACCGCTCTTAATGTCGGCACTATCCATACTGTTGAGCAGTTCGAGGGTAAAACCAGAACTACATCCGACAATAAAAAGAAGAAGCTTGTTGCCATTATCGCCAATCTTGCAGACTATTCCCTGGGTGCAACTAAGGGCGGTGAGATTACTCACTTTACACAGTTCGATATTGATTTCAACCAGGAGAAATCTCTTCTTGAAACCAGATGCTCTGGCGCACTTACAAGAGTGTACGCAGCAATTGCAGTTGAGGAGGATGTAACAACAGCTTCTTCCGATACATCTAGTCGTGACACAGTAGATTCTCAGGGCTGATTTTAAAGGAGAAAATTCAAAATGGCAAAGTTTTATGGAACAATAGGATACGTTCGAAACGTTGAAATAAGACCTGGCGTATATAAAGAAGAAGTTACAGAACGAAACTATTCTGGGGATTTGATTCGTAATATACGCCAGTTAGAAGCTTCTGACAAAGTGAATGATGATATTAATATTTCGAACGAAATCAGTATTATTGCTGATCCATTTGCCTATCAGAATTTTCATGCTATGAGATACGTTGAATTTATGGGTGCTAAATGGAAAATTCATAAGGTTGATGTTCAGTACCCACGATTGACATTAATGGTTGGAGGTGTTTATAACGGAAAAGCGAAGACTACAACTTCATGAAATTCTATGCCAGACGATTGGCAGCAGAAACGTCTATTTTCAACCTCCGGAAAGCATACGGATGAATTACCCCGCTATTGTATACAGTCTTGATGACATCGATCCTGTATATGCAAATGGTGGGGTTTATTTGTCCCCAATAAAGTATTCAGTGATTGTTATTGATGATGATCCTGATACCGAAATAGTAGGCAAAGTGTCTGCATTACCATTATGTCGATTTGTTCGTCCGTACGTGTCAAATAATCTGAATCATTATGTATTTGAACTCTACTATTAAAGGAGGATTTTAAATGAGACTCTCATGGGATAAAGCCGGCGAACGTCTTTACGAGACCGGTGTCGACAGAGGCGTATTTTATCCGTTTACAACGGGCGGAAAATACGGAAGCGGTGTAGCCTGGAACGGTTTGACCGCCGTAAATGAAACTCCATCCGGAGCAGAACCAACAGCATTATGGGCTAATAACAAAAAGTATCTGACTTTAATGTCTGCTGAAGAACTTGGCTTAACCATTGAAGCTTATACATATCCGGATGAATTTGAAGCATGTGACGGCTCTGCTGAACTAGCAGAAGGTGTTACAATTGGTCAGCAGGATCGCGAACACTTTGGATTCTGTTATCGCTCTCTTATCGGAAACGATGACGTTGGCACCAAGCATGGTTATAAAATCCATCTTGTTTACGATTGCCTTGCTTCACCGACCGATAAAGATCGAAGCACAGTAAATGATTCTCCGGATATTTCACCATTTTCCTGGGAAGTGACAACGTCCCCAGTTGATGTTGACGATAGTAAATCAACATCAATGCTTACTATCGATTCCACAAAAATCGATCCTGCTAAGCTCAAGTTAATCGAGGATAAACTGTATGGAACTGCTGATGCAGAACCAGCACTTCTTCTTCCGAGTGAACTTGTTACAATCCTTGAGTCTTAATTAAGGCGGTGGAATATGGGAAAATTGGAATGGGATAAAATTGGTGAGCGGCGTTATGAGACAGGCGTCGATCGTGTTGTGCTGTATAAGAACAACGGAAATAGTGCCTATGCGTGGAACGGAATCACAGGAATTACTGAGAATCCGTCTGGTGCCGAGCCATCAATTTTGTGGGCTAATAACAAAAAGTATATGACTTTGATGTCAATTGAACAGTTAGGTTTGACCATCGAAGCGTACACATATCCCAATGAATTTCTTGGTTGCATTGGAAAAGAAGAACTGTCTCCGGGTGTACTTATCAGTCAGCAGGAGCATGAGCACTTTGGGCTGAGTTATAGAACACTTGTCGGTAACGATGAGCGTGGAAATGACTATGCGTATAAAGTTCATTTGGTTTATAATTGCCTGGCTTCTCCAACAGAAGAGAACCATGCTAGCACTAGCGATAGCCCGGATATTTCACCATTTTCCTGGGATATTGATACAACTCCAGTGGAGGTGGAAAACCGTCAGTCCACGTCGAAACTTACATTTTCTTCATCTGATTTGAAGAAGGCTGGAATGGCAAATGTGTTACGTGGAATCGAGGATGCATTGTACGGAACTTCCAAGACCAGTGCTTATCTCCCAACGGTTTCCCAGGTAATGAATTTGATCGAGTTTCATAGCACGCTTAGAGATTCAAATGGGAACGCAATAACCGATAGCTCTGGAAATAAGATGTTGTCAAAAGTTTATGAATAATTTCAAATGGAGAGCAGTATTCAGGTAAGCTGGCTGCTCTTCAGTTATGTAAAGGAGAGAAAGTATGTTAGTAAAGACTATTACTTATACAGATTATAACCGCGTTAGCAGAACAGAAGACTTCTACTTCAATCTGTCAAGACCAGAAATTATTGAGATGGAGTATTCGCCAGAGGGAAGTCTTACGGAAATGATTGAGAAATTGGTTTCCCCAGCTGATACACCGACAATCATAAGACTTATAAAAGATTTTATCCTCAAATCCTATGGTGAAAAGTCACCAGACGGAAAGAGACTGGTTAAATCACCGGAATTAGCAACAGCATTTTCTCAGACAGAAGCTTACACTCAGCTTTTCATGGAATTAGTTACAGATTCTCAGAAAGCTTCTGATTTTATCAATGGGGTGTTACCGACTCTTACCCCGGAACAGAAGGCTCAAATTAAGAAAACTCTGGATGAAAAGGGCGTATCTGATTCAGTAACAATTTGATAATGAAAATAATTTGGAGGGACTAAAAAATGCTACAACTTGTCTTGCCCCGGATAGAAGGATGGGACGAAGAGAACGAAGAATTTGTCACCATTGCGAAGGAGCAGAAACTTACATTAGAGCATTCTCTGGTCTCTCTTTCAAAATGGGAGTCGAAATGGCATAAACCGTTTCTAACCAAAGATACAAAAAGCGTTGAAGAAACATTGGATTATATTCGTTGTATGACTTTGACGCAAAACGTCGATCCGAATACATACAAGCGGATCACGAATGAACACATCAATCGGGTTAACGCTTACATTGCAGATTCTATGACTGCTACATGGTTTCGTAAGGATGCGGTTAAGCAACCAAGTAACGAAACTATAACCAGTGAGCGGATTTACTACTGGATGATTGCTTTAAACATTCCAGTGAAGTTTGAGAAGTGGCATCTCAATAGGCTGTTGACGTTAATCCGAGTTTGCAATGAGGAATCGAAACCAAAGAATAAAGTGGCGAGAAAAGATTTCTTAGATAGAAGACGTGCCATGAACAAAGCGCGTAAAGAAAAATGGAATACGAAAGGGTGATGTTTTATGCGTAAAAGATCAGCAGAAGATCTGTTAAAAGTTTTACGTTCATGGGTTGGTTACGGTCGATCAAATGGAAAACAGAAGATCATTATCGACATTTACAATAAGGATGATCCGACTCATTTACCAAGAGGTTATAAAGTTCAGTATGGAGATTCTTACTGTGATACTACCGTATCAGCCGCAGCGATTAAAGCCGCTATGAAAGATCTTATCGGTAAAGAATGCGGTGTCGACGAGCATGTAAAGATTTTCAAGAAGATGGGAATCTGGCAGGAAGACGGAACTATTGTTCCGAAAGCTGGTTATCCAATTGTGTATAGCTGGAGAAAAGCCGTGCAGCCTAACGATGCATATTCCGACCATATTGGAGTTATTGAATCCGTTAAGAACGGAACAATTGTGGCAATTGAAGGAAACCTTGGCGGTGAAGTAAAGAGACGTTCAATTCCGGTTGGATGGGGCTACATTAGAGGATACGCCATTCCGAAATATGAGAGCGATGCTGGACAGAGCAGCGGTGAATCAAACAACGGCGGTAAGACCGAGTCTGGTTCAACGAAACTTTCAAAGAAATCAAAATGGATTGGCGCAGTTACTGTAAACAGTGTACTGAATGTTCGTAAATGGGCGGGAATCGAGTACGATAAGTTAGTATCTAAGCCAGAGCTGAAGAATAACGATCCAGTGCATGTGTGCGACACCATTTATGATTCAAATGATGAGCCGTGGTATTACATTTACCTTGATAAAGCTGACTATGGATTTAGCAGCAACATTTACGGATTTGTAAAGGCAGAATACATTCGGAAACAGTAGGAGATAAGATGATTTCATTCAGACAAAAGGGCGATTTTTCAAAAGTCACAAGTTATTTCGAGAAACTGAAAGAGACTATGCGACTTGGAATTCTTGACAAATATGGCAGGGAAGGAGTAAACGCCCTTTCGTCTGCCACTCCTGTAGAATCAGGTCTGACTGCCGCTTCGTGGTATTACGAGATAGAACATTCAAATGGTTCTGCGGCTATACAATTTTACAATTCACATGCGAATAAAGGGGTTCCTATTGCGATTATATTGCAGTACGGACATGGTACCGGAACTGGAGGTTGGGTGCAGGGTAGAGACTATATCAATCCTGCTATCCAGCCTATTTTTGACAAAATTGCAGATGCGGCATGGAAG